ATCAGCCCTTACCATATCAACAGAATTGTCATCATACGGTAATCCGAAAGCAGCTACATCACACACAAGGTCGGGCTTTACCTCTGGCCTGTTGTCAATATTGATAAATCCCTCAAGATGTCTGTACCCACAACCCAAGTTCAAACAAAGACCTTGAGGGGTGGGGCTTGCGTTTAACTCCTGTTTAAACCAGTCTTTGCCCCAGTTTTTTTCAAGGTGACGCTCGTTCTTGAAACATAGGTCTTTATAGTCAATGCCTTCCATATTAATAAAAGTCTGTGATCCTTCGTGATGGACAAAGCACCCGAAGACAATGCCTACATTGTGGCCTGCTTGACGGGCACGCAAACATATATCTATTTCTTCGCCGCAGCACGGCCAAAGACTTTCGTCAAAATACCCGATTTCATCTATAAGCGATTTACGGAATGCCATGCAGAAGCCTATTACCCAATTAACAGCTTGGGTTTCTCCGCCATATTCTTCTGTTTGTCCCTGAGCTACCTTATTGAGATCGTTTTTGTCGCCGTAAAACTCGACGGCTATCTTTTGCAGACCTGCACAATAATTTGTTGTAGGTCCGACAATAGAATATTCATTAAGTGCTTTTTCGAGCATGTCCGCCCATTTTGGGGTTACGATTACATCATTATTTAACAATATGATAATGTCCCCTTTTGCTTGCTTTATGCCCTGGTTGACTGCTGCCGGGAATCCCATGTTCTCTTCGTTTCTAATAATCAGGCAATCGGCAAAACCGGTAAACGGCGGTTTATATGGGGGGTTGGACCCGTTATCAACAACAATGATTTCATAGTCCTGTGTGTTTTCCATGACGGCATAAATACATTCATTTGTCATGTCGTGCTGATTGAATACGGGGATAATGATTGATTTCAAAAAACCTCCTTAATCAAGTGATATTTTTATATCGTAGTCAACCGCCCAGTGCTTCACAGTTGCCACAGCGGATTGCACTGTAATTTCTTCAACCATTGTTGTAAGGTTTTGCCGGTTCATCCATATATGGGTGTAACCTGTAATGGTTAGGCTACATTCATCGAGCACCGCCGTCAGGTCATTATACATAGTGGATATTTCCGTAACCCCTGCCGATGCAGAAAAGAGGGAAAACTGAATAATTATGTTTTCAAAATCTTCGGTGAATGTCTTTTCTGGCACATCCGACACAATAAAAAAAACGACATAAGGGAATTCTGTGCCTTCCGGAGCTTCATCGAGAAATATGCGCCCGCCCACGTCGTTATAGAGTGCTGAACCGGACAGTTTAGTCATTATGGCGGATAAAAGTTTGTCCATTTATGCCGCCTCCTTCACGAGTATATCAAGCCACTTCTTATCTGTGTTCGGATTGATAATCGACACAATGTTGTAATATTTATTGCCGTATTTAATACGCCAGCTTGAGCGCATATTCGCCCTGTGGCGCATTCTTATCCGGTGGGTAATGGTCATTGCCTGCCCCATTGCCTGAACGGTTTCCTTAGCCGACACTGGCCAAATGGCGGCATATACTGTGGCGGCATCATTCCACTGAGTAGTAAAGCCGCCCATACCATCGGCAACACGGGTTGAATATTGGAGCGTCACGCTGTGCTTGAGGTCGCCAATGTGCATCAATCAAACTCCTTCCATAACACTGTACTTGCAAGTAGAGCAGCCACCGTCTTATTGACTGAATACGGTTCCATTGTCGGGTTGACTATCTGCGCCTCTCTGTTTTCATATAAATCCGAACATATCATTTTCGCTGCTGTCCTTATCTTGCTTGGGATATTTGCCGCCGCCGTCCAGCCACAAACAAATTCAATGGTGATCGGGTTTGATGGATATAGGGTTGCAGAAGGCCATGAAACACCATACGGCAGCACTATTCTCCCGTACCCTTCGCCGTTGGTTTCAACAAGATAATCGGTTGTAACGGCCATTGTGGTTTCTGTGCCGCCTGAATCTTTGTACTTGATAGATGTCACGCTCTGCAGGTTGCCGAAAGGCAGCACAATATAATCTTTGTCGGAAGGGAATCCGTCAAGGTAGTAATACCAGGTCTGAGTTAATAATGCCCTTCTGGTAATGTCCTCTATGTGTTCCCTTGCTGCCTGAATGATAGCTGTTAGAAGATCATCCTCTGCCGTTGTTGCCGCATTGACAAGCACAGAAGTGCCGAACTCACAGGCCGCAAGCAAGACCTTTGATGCTGTCCGTATATACCGTTTTGTGCCTGTATACTGTTTCTTGTAGTCTGTGTTGTCGTTTGCTGTCGTGACCTGGGTAAATGCGCCTCCGGTAAAATCAGTCCATGTGGTACCATCGTCGGACTCTTGAATCTTGGTGTCAACCGTGCCCGTTGCGCCGTTAGTGCCATGATGAACCAAAACCTCTGCTTCCTTGCCGATCACCTCAACGGCGGTCCCTACATGGATTGTATAGTTATTTGCAATGGCCTTTGAGCCATAAGACAGGCATTGTGTCAAGGTGAGGTTGCCGTCAAAGGTCTCGGAATCGAGCTTTAAGTGCAGTTTTATATCCGCAAGACTCAGGGGTTCAATCGTCGGCGCGGTTTTCAGGACAACGTTCATGGGTTATTGCCTCTTGAATATCCGGCCAAGTATTGACATGACAAGCTGCACGATACTGTTGTCTTTAAGCGGGCTCATGCCTATTATCTCGCTGAATGCTGCGTATAGTATCACAGCAGCCGTAAACCAGTTTTCCTGTATCCATTCCATATTAAGCCTCCTTCATACTTGCAATCTGCTTCTTGCACGTATCAGGGATAACCGTCAATTTACCGTGGCTGCCATATCCAACGGCCTTGCCGCATTTAACACAAACCTTAAAGCTGTGAGTGCACCACCCCTTCGGATATTCTTTTTTCAAGTGTTCAGGTACTTGATGCGGCTCCTTAAAACACCCTTTACAAATGTCATGGTCTGCATCAACAACTGTTAGCCATTTGTGAAATAGACACATGCTTATGCCCCTGCGTTCATTTTGTTGATTTCAAACTGGCTATCATCAAATATCTGGTTGCCGCCGGATACCTTGCTTATACCGTTCGCCACAGTCGCTATGGTGTCAATCAGGACGCTTACGGTTTCAGGGGTTATCTTCTCCCAGGTCTCTTTCTGGCCACCTGTAGATGCAATCTGCATCCCTTCGACAAAGCCTATCGCGCCGGCTTCAACCGCCGCTTTCTTTAGCGGCCCCGTACCATCGCCCAGGGCTTCTTCTGCCTGGTTCATCAATCCGAGTACCATCGGTACGACTGCCAACGCCGCCGGAGGTATTGCCACGCCGAAGAGTGCCAGTATAGGTGTAATTACGCTTGCGCTGCCTAAAATCCCCTTAATGAACGATAATGCTTTCGTGAAAATCATGTTGTTGCCTCCTTTGATTTTGGGAATAACATCGCCCACGCCCTATCAAATACACCGCTTGGCAATGCCCTTCCATTCTCGTGATAAACCATCGCGTGCACCAGTCTGTGCATATCCTCATAAGTGAAGTCTATTACCGCATCCCTTTGTAGCCCTGAAATAAGGGACACCACCTGAATATATGCCTCAACGTCATTTTCTGTTGCAGGCGCATAGACAGGAATGATTTTCTCTATCGTGTCAAGTCCTTTCCGCTTGATGTATGTCCGCAAAACAACGATCATCGCCCGTAGGCCATATTCAAGCGATACGAATTGCTCAAATGCTTTGTCTGTATTCTGTTCAACCGGTACTTTGCCCTGCCAAGCCATGCCGGTTATGCGAAGATTGCCGGGGTTATTATTCCTGAATCCGCGCGGGATTGTCATTGATGTCCCCCTTTAATCGCTGTCGGGATTACCACGTTGCCGCCGCCGTTGTGAAAATGGTGATTAACCCTGTCCCACATCTCGTTATGATCTTTCTCATTGTCCAGGCACATCCTGTCTATCTTGGCCAACAGTTCATTTTTGCCGGATCGCATAAAGCCGATAAGAAGCGTCACAAGGCCGATTGTGATTGTTACCAGCACGGATAAAACAGTCAGCATTACGTTTTCAGTCATCAGCGTGTCCCCCTATCTCGAAAGGTATAGTATTACAGTTCCTTTTTTTGCGTCCCCTGCGTTGCTTATATTCAGCGTCAGGGTACTTGCTACCGGCCTATTGCCATATAATGCCCCGATGTAAGGGCTTACCTGCTCCGATAGTGTTGCCGATCTGTCTGCCAGTTTGCCGCCCATAATATCGGCGTTGTTCGCATCTGTTATGGTAATGTCATAAGATGCCGTCGGAGCGGTTGTGTCCGGGCTTGTAACGGCCATGACAACATATTTACCCGCTATCTGGTCTGTTATAGTTGTACTGGTCGTTGATATTACGTCTCCTGTTGCATCCGATGTCCAGCTAAAAGTCAAGGTTGCAAGGTTAGTATGCCCTTCGCTTGAGTATACCGGCGCATATGTCTGCGTTGCCGTCCCTGCTGCCATTATCAGACAGGGCAGCAAAAGAACCGATAATATTAATAATATTGATGATAGTTTCTTCATTGTGATAGACCTCCTTTGCTGTGTCCGTGTATGATTGATAGCGATAGCAGGGTTATGACTGCCAGCGGTGCAATTTGCCACGTAAAAAAGAATATAGCCGTTGAAGCGGACGCGATAAGGCAGAGAACAGGGATTTTGTCGGGCTGCCCGATACCCCGTATAATGCTTCCGGCAAGAAAGGATAATCCGAGTAATATTCCCACCAGTCCGGTTGCGAAGTATAATTCGACGTATTCATTGTGCGCCTGTGCGAAGTTTGTTTTAATGTTGTTCTTGTCATCCGCAAAATAACGTTTAGCGCCTTCATAGTCGTTGCTCCCTGTCACCTTCTTGACTGCTTGTTCGAGTGCCGCTTTATCAGACGTTAAATGTATCAATGCGCTTATTTGCGTTTCCGACATGCCCTTAGGGTTAGTCAGCAACGGGACAACATACTGATACTGTCCGAATCCCCACCCCCTAAGTAGCTTAACCGATGCCGCCTGCGCGGTCTTGCCCCAGACATACGCCCTTGACTGGAAACTTTTTGCGTGGTTTGTGTCGATGTATGTCATATACAGCGCGGCACACATGGCAGTCCCCACAATGGCAAATAAGACGATGCGCCTGTCATCCCTGTGTTTCATGAACATATAGACGGAAGTGATTATCAGCACCGCCATAATGCCGTTTGAGGATTTGGCAAGGAATAAACCTGCCAGCACCAGAGGGATAGCATAGGCCCACCTGCGCCGGAAGAAGAACGGAAGGCATATTGCCATCAATGCGCTCAGTTCGTTGGGATTCGACATTAACCCTATCGGGATTTCGCGCGAGACAGGTTTCAAAAGGATGTACAAGCCGAATGCCTGCATAATGGCAAATGCAACGTTTATTAATGCGATTACGCATATCAGGTTGTATATGGCGTTTTTGTACCGTTTCCAATGGTTATAACTGTATGCCCCTGCATTGAAAAGTATAGCGGCGCACACAATGGAATAGAGCGGTTCGAATATTCGTATTGTTTGGGTAAGATACAAGGTAAGAGCAATCCAGAATACAAATAATCCAGATGATATGCTGCGGTAGAATGCCAGCATGGAACAAGCGGCAAGCGTTGATACACCAAGCATCAGCCACCTGTTAATGCGTATGCCGTCAACGTGCGGCAAATAGAAGGTCGTTGCAAGGGCGATGATAATCATCGCCCCCAACAACGCCTTGTATGAGGTTAATGCCCGGTCGGCCATCGTTATTAGTACTCTCCGTCCGGGGTCAATCTTACGTAGTCGCCGCCTGCATAAATAACACCCGCTACCTTTGTGTCGGCAACGGTTATGCCTGTGCCGCCTGCGGCTATTGTCACATTCTGCCCGGAATTGTTATAAACGAAATACATCCGTGCTTCAGCCGGAGCAACTATATTTGATGCTGCGCCTGCATTTGTCACCCAGAGTAATATTGCTTTCTGTTCTGTTGCCGATAGAGTCCAATCCGCCGAGGATGCACCGTAGTCATGGAATGCCACGCTCTGAACAACGCTTGGAGTGTTGATAACTGGCGAGGTCAATGTCTTGTTTGTGAGCGTTTCTGTGTCGTTCTGTGTTGCCAGTGTATCGGTTGTGGCTGGTACAGTAATCAGAAGCGTTTTTCCTGCGTCTTGGTAGAAACTTGCCAGAATAGGCGTGGTTAAAGTTTTATTAACCAACGTCTCAGCAGTATTCAGCGTGGCTAATGTATCGGAAGTCGCGGGCATTGTGAGTAGCTTGGTTTTTCCTGCGTCCTGATACAGAGAAGCAATAATCGGGGTCGTGAGCGTTTTATTGGCAAATGTTTCGGCTGTGTTGAGAGTAGCCAGGGTATCAGAGGTTGCAGGCATTGTGAGCAGCTTGGTTTTCCCTGCGTCCTGATACAGAGATGCGACAACCGGGGTTGTCATGGTTTTGTTTGCCAAGGTCTTGGTGTTCGTGGTCGTGATTACGTCCCCGCTTATCCCTGCCAGCTTGTTTAATTCTGTTGCTGTCGACGTGACGGCTGTACCGGCGAGCTTTAAGGATGCGCCGGATTCGACGTCAACCCCGCTTCCAGAAGGATAAGAGACAAGGCGATTAATGGATTCTATACAGAAAACTTCATTCCCTGCATAGTTGTAAAAGCACAGATTGCCGTCAACCCCCTGCGCTGTTATGTTGGTCAATTCCGCCGCCGCATATATACCGGGTATGAGCAAAACCATTGCAAGGACGGCTATTATAAGACGTTTTTTCATTTTGTCCTCCTTAAACGGGGCCGGGGTTAATCCGGCCCTATTTGGTTAATTACCCATCAATCATAGATTGCCGTTTCCGGTATCTCGCCCATGTAACGGGGTTCACTCAGGACTGCCCAGGCTGCAAGCTCAGTTGTGTCAAGATCGGCAATATTGAGTTCAAGGCAATCATAACCATCGCCAAGCATGTCGGCGCTTACGGGTATGCAATACATTTTGTTGCCAACTGCGGCAATGTCAAAGGTATTACTTGATGCAGTCCGAGGCACCATAATATCCTCGTTTTTCTGGATACCGTTTGCCACTGCTGTCTTGCCGCCGGAGAATGTAAGAACCTCATTGTCCACGAAGGTTGTGCCGTTAAAGGCGTAACATATAAGCCGCCCGCCGAGGTCTTTATAGACGTAGCCTACCCCGCCGCCTGCGCCTGTTACGGTTTCACCTGCTTCCGCCGGGGTGTCTGTAGACTCCCCGTCATAGTCCAGGACAAACCCGGTGCTGAAATATTTCGAGAAGGCGCACGCTGTCGCTGCGCTTGATACGCTTGTTCCCTTGTGCAGGGTAACTGCGCCGGCTTTACCGATAACTGCGCCGATCATAATATAGAGATCGGCCTGTCTGTAGTTTTTCAGACTCAGGATGTCGGCTGCGAGTGCCCCGTCCTGGCTGTCCGCCCACAGTAAAGGTACTACAACATGATCGTTATTTATTCTCTGCATGATAAGCCTCCTTACGCTCTTGCGTCTAATGTTATAAACGGCCCGACTTTTGCGCCGCTTGCGCCCTTGTATGGTGTTACACTTGAAGCCCAACGAGGCTGGCCATCAAAGTAGTAGATGAAACGGAAGGTTTCCTGATCGTAGATGAAATTTACGTGGATGCTCATAGCCTCGTTGATGTCGCCCTTGTTAGCTGTGATGTACTGACTAAGATCGGCAAGGATGATGTCTCCCTTATCACCAAGCGCGGAACACTGTTCAATCGTAATACAAGGAATCCCGTTTAATGTACTGATGCGTTTGCCCTGGTAAAAATCATTCTTGTAGAGAGGGACAAGCGCGCCGCCCGTGCCTACCGACAGGCTTAACACTGATAATTGGGGCTTTGTCTCGCGGTTCACAAGATAGACAACTCGCGGGCCTTCATTCCAGAGTTTAGCTTCCATATTAAGGATATTCTGTGTAACGATTGTATCCGCTTTCTGTCCACTTTCCTTCGCCTGAGAGATTAAACAGCCTGCGTTAAGTATGCCGAGGGCTTCACCGGCGCCGCTTCCTCTGATAACCAAATCCTGGCACTTGAATGCAAACTCTTCGCCAAAAAGTGACCTCATTTCCTGACCGAGAAAGGTTACATTGCGAACCATTTCGCCGGATGCGTAATAAAGGCCGGTCAGCTTGGAGGGTTCAACTCTTATTTTTTTGAATTTGGTTTTGCTTGCCGTCATTTCGCCGAGTTCTTTGTCGGTGTAAACCCTTACACCGCCACCCCTTGAGCCGTTTACGCGGCTTGTCTCGTCAATGCCGAATATTTCAAGAAACTGTGTGCCGGGACCTAATGTCCTTGCATCACAACGTGAGAGTACCTCGCTATTATTGAACCCAGTTGTCATGAGTTCCACAGCAGTTTCGCCCTGAAGGAAAAAGCCACCATCAGAAGGAACGCCAACGGTAAAACCGCCTGTCGCTGCCGCCCTGTTCTCTCTTTTCGCTGTCGCCTCAATCATCGCCTGATTCCTCTTTTCGGTCTGTTCAAGCCGCGATCTTGCTTCTGTGACTTCCCGCCCTGTGAACATTTCAGGCCTTGACATTGTGCGTATGTCAAGTAGCTGCTGGCCCAACACGGAAGCGGCTGACCCGCGATATATCGGCGCATCAGGTACGGTAATTCTGCCGGTGTTGTCTGTGTCGTCGGTTGTCTGGCTTCTGTTTTCGCCATCTTTGCCGTAAAGTTTCTCGCGGAGTTCCTCTTCAGACTTGAAGTCATCCCATTCTTTCTGGGCGGCTTCAATTTCTGCTTTAAGGGCCGCTCTCTGGTCCAATTCCTCGGCGGTCATGGCCCTTTTTTCACCTTCTGCCTTTGTGCGGATCGCTTCCATTTTCCTGAAGGCCGCGTCCATTAATTTCTGCCATTTGTTCATAGTGATGCCTCCTTTATTCCTTTGATTTTACGGTAAATCTCGTCTTCTTCTTTCAGGAGTCGCAGGCCGGTCAACGGATCGGTGCGCCCCTCTGCTTCGCCGGTCGTCGGACTGGCGGTTTTTCTGTATTTTTCAAGGCTTCTAAGCCCAACTTCCGTGTCTGGGTATGCGGGGAATGTTACAGGCGAAACGTC